AATGCCGGGGAGACGGTTGTTACCGGTAATGTCGTCTCAATAAAGGATTCCGACGGTGAGGCATATAAGGCGGATGCAAACGTCACCTATCTGAGGCCTGCCGTGGGCATCGTAGGAAGTAAGGACGGCGGCGACGGCGAGGCAATCGAGATTATTACCAGTGGTATTCTCTCGGGATGGAGCAGCCTTGCAGAGGGCGATGCGGCATATCTCTCAGAAACCGCAGGGGCCGTAACACAGGACCTGCCGGAATGGGTGCAAAATATCGGGGTGGCGCTCAATACTACCGATTATTATTTTAACTTTGCCGATACACGAGATCCGGAGGTGACCCTCGAATATTTTACGGTGAATCCCGTTACCGCAGGCATCGCGGGCGGGGCAGCCACCGGGAGCGCAGGCGATGAGAATGTAATGATATTCGGCACAAACGTATTCGAGTATCACATCCTCGGCACCCAGACTGAAGTGGCGCCGGTTATCAGCGCTGACGGCCTCGAGGTAAATCTCGATGATACGGCCGCCGACGGCCTTGAGATCAGCCAGGGCATCACGGCCAGAAGCCCAATGGCCTTTACCGTGGGAACCGATGCATTTTACCTCAAGGTAAAATTTACCATTGAGGATATCACGGGCACGGATGACTGTGCTGTGGGCTTCCACGGGGATGAGGATTACCAGGCAAATATCGATGATTATAACGACATGGCTGCGCTGAATGTGATCTCGGGCGCTATCACCATCGAGACCATCGACGATAATGCCTCAACCACCACGACCGACACTACGGATACCTGGGGGGATGGTGAGACCCATACCCTGGCGGTATATGTGGATAGTGACGGCGCAGTTACCTATACGATCGACGGGGCCGCTCCAACCACGACAAAGGCGCATTCGATCGACACCGGCGACGTGGTTGTACCGTTTTTCTACCAGCTCCAGGCGAGTGATAAAACCGAATTAAACCTGGTCTCGTGGGAATGCGGAATTCAGTAAGAAAAGAGGTTCACCGTTTATGGTTCATTGTTTTCCGATGGTTAATAATGAGCAGGCAATGGATAACGATAATGATGGGCAAATAGCCCAAACGAGGGAATCCCGATTTATCCCGATACTTTGGGATTTATCGGGATTCAAAGGAAGGTTAAAACATCATGGCAAATACAAATAAGAATCCACGAGGATTGCCACGTCCACAGGATGGCAGGGGTGGAGGTAATGGAATGCGAGGCGGCCGCAGAGGCGGCAGGAATACGCAGCCATGCCCCGATGGCGGGCCTGGAAAAGGCCAGGGCGGCGGTAGAGGCAAGGGGGGAAACAGATAATGAAGAGATTGAAATTTTTAATCCCTGCAATCGGGATCCTGATGACAGTATCTGGCTGTGGTTTAATGAATGTTAAAACTGAGATAACCGATCCCGATGGTAAAACCTGGACCGTAAATAGTAAATCCGATGCTCTTGTGCAGATTAAGACAAAGGATACAGAGGCTACAGTGGACAATCGAGGCCGTCCCAGCACGATGGAGAACATACTTGGCCTGGCCTTGACCAAAACCAATGTCCATCTTGGCTTGAGTAATCAGCCTGGAATCGAGAAATAATGACCACACGACAGGACTATGTAACCGCGATAGATTATCTGGTGTCCGGCGATCATGCACTGGATGTCGGGGAGAAAATCCTTGCGATCAGCCAGGCGATCAAGGAGCACTCAAAACACCGGCCACAGATTGTGGTTGAGGATTTCGATGGGGACGGCGGATTCGATTATGCCATCTCCGGATTTGCCTCCTGGAGCGATGGGTTCTCTGTGATCAAGACGGTGGAATATCCGGTGGACGATGATGATGAGACCCCTGATCTTCTTCAGGACGACGAATGGATGATCTATGAGAAACCCGCCGGAAAATATCTGCGGTTTAAGGAAGATGAACCTACCGCTGATGAGGTTTTCCGGGTGGCCTATACAGCGCTGCACACATGCACGGATAGTGCGTGCACGGTGAATGATTTTGATGATGAGGCTGTAGAGGCCCTGGCCTCCGCTTTTTTCTGCGATATGCTGGCCACCTACTATGCACAGAATCAGGATTCGACCATCGATGCGGACAGCGTGGACCATACAAGCAAATCACGGGATTATGCGGCGCGGGCAAAGGCATACCGGAAGGTCTATTTCGATCACCTGGGATCCAAAGAAGGCCAGACATCGGCTGCAAGCGTGACCAGGGATCAGGATCTGAAAGGATCCTGGGGAAGTGATAAGCTGACGCATAAGGGGAAATTCCGATAGATCGGAATCAGCAGTTTAGCTCATGGCAGCTTAGCTCATAGCCCTAAACTGCTAAATTGCTATCAGCTATTAACTATCAACTATCAGCTATCAGCTAATTAAACCAAAGGTTTTACCATGCTTAAAGTAGGAATAAAGACGGATTTAACGGCCGTTAAAGAGCTTTCAAAGCGGTATCCGAAGGAATCGCAGGCCGCCAGGTATGCCAAGATCACCGAGGCGGTGAACCTGCTCGAGCGGGCCGTGAAAAAGAATGCGCCCTATGGCGCCGGCCCGATCCATATGCGGGATACCATTCATGGGAAGGTGAGCATTTCCGGCGCACGAGTGGCCGGTATCGTGGGCACGCCGGCTGAATACGGCGAGCCGGTCGAGATGGGCACAAAGCCGCATTTTCCGCCTGTAAGGCCGATTCAGTTCTGGGTGGAGCGGAAGCTCGGGTATAGCGGAGATGAGGCAGCCAGCGTGGCGTTTTTAATCGCTCGTGCCATTTCCAGGCGCGGCACCAAGGGAAAGAAAATGTTTTCCACGGGATTCGAGGAGAACGAGGCGCGGGTGCTCCGGATCCTGAATGAAATTCCGGATGAGATCGTGAGGAGGTTACAGAGATGAGCGAGGTCTTAATTCGGGCACAGATCAAATCGATACTCTCCGGCGTGACCGGGGTCAGCAATGTGCACGATTATCAGCGCTGGGCCGATCGATGGGATGCGTTTCTCAGTTATTTTAAGGACAGCAACGACACAATCAACGGCTGGACCATTACCAGGGAAAAGACACCTGCTCTCTGTGCATCGGTCACCCACGATGAGCGAAGACATGCTTTCCGCATTCGTGGCTATTATGGCCTGCGGGATGCCGATGAAACCGAAATTACGTTTCAAGCCCTCATAGAAGCTGTCTGCGCCGCATTCAGGGCAAAACGTACACTCAACAGCACGGCAGAGGATACCGATCCTGTGCAGGTCGAGATTGTAGAATTACGCGTATTCGGTACCGTGCTCTGTCACTATTGTGAGCTTTTGCTCGTGGCAGAGGAATTTGAAGACTGGAGTTAAGGAGATATAGCATGAACCCCTACAAAGGAATCGTACAAATATCGTGTACCAAAAAGAAGGGCTGTCTGAGGAATCTCAAGGTTAACAATGTTCAGCCCGGGTGCATGGATTGTCCGGAGGCACTCACCCGGATCCTGGATTTGGATGGAAACGTGATCTTTGAGTATCGATCCCCTGTAATTAAGACAGGGAAGCGGTTAAAAAATAAATAAGGTTCTGCGTTCACCGTTCATGGTTCAGGATTAACCTTTGAACCGTGAACCTTTGAACCTTGAACCCACAACACGGAGGGTTTATTATGGGTTACCCAATTCACGGAAAGGTGGTTCGGATCGATAAAAACGGCACCGATATTGCCTTTACTACCGGCTACAGCATCACCTTTAATCTGGACATGGATGAGATCACGGCACAGGGAGCCAACTGGAAATCATGGCTGCCCGGATGCAGCGAATGGGATGGATCAATGGAACTTATGTTCGATCCGTCCAATACCGAGCAAAAGGCGCTTATGGATAACATCATCAATGCCACCCCGGGCACAAAGCTCACGGATGTGACATTCGAGCTGGAGGATTCAGGCGACAATTTCTCAGGCGATATCTATATCACCTCGTTTCCTGTCACGGCAAACCTGGGCGGCAAGGTGACATGCTCGTTCTCATTCAAGGGCGATGGGGCACCATCGCTGACGATAGCTTAAATAATAATTTAGGAATTTAGGGATTCAGGGATTCAGTCCCGATACATCGGGACTCAATTCCTCAATTCGCAATCCCTAAATCTAAAACCGGAGGTTTACAATGTCCGCTACACATGGAAAACTCGGGGCCATTTATCGCCTGCGCCCGAACGGGTTTAAGGGCGACGGCCTGAACGACGTCACTTGGGGAACGGGGTTCTCCGGCGCAGCAAGCGCCGACTTTGAGGTGGTGATTGATGGTGAAGGCACGCCGGACACATTCAAGTGGCGTAAGAATGGCGGCGAATGGACAACCGAAGTCGCTATCACCGGTGCAGCCCAGACCTTGAGCGACGGCCAGACCATTACCTTTGCAGCCACCACGGGCCACACGGAAGATGATCAGTGGACCATCGGCAACCTCAAGGATGAGGCATGCTCGGAATCGGGGGCCGAGGCACAGATCACGGCAACTGCAAAGCGGATCATCAACCCGAACAGCCCGCCCACGTTTTCGGATACCGGGTCAAAAAATGTCCTGACCATCGATTATACCCAGGGCAAGGCCGTGTTCGATGCCAATGTCGGAGCCGTGACGGTTGCCGGCAATGCCGGCTACATCCTGGAGAGCGCCTTGGAAAAGGTGGGCTATCTCTTTGAATGGAATTTCAATGTTACCCTGGATCTGGCAGAAAAGACCGCAATGGGCGATCATTGGAAGTCATGGCTTCCCAGCATTGCAAGCGGCGAGGGTGGAGCGAGCTCATATTTCCCCGGGAAGGATTCATTTTTTGAGGCATTCAAGGGCGGGGCGGACGGCACCCAGGCATATTTTCTCCTTGAGCTTTTCACCTATGATCCGGACCAGGATCAGACCGGCGATCATTATATCGTATGGGTCACATTCAAATCCATCAATA